AAAAAATTAAAAGAAGAGGGGCATTGGGTCCGCGGCGTTGATTTAAAACATCACGAATTTTATAAAATTGAGAACGTTGCAGATGAATTTATTATAGGCGACTTACGAGATCATAAAGTTGTAAGTAACGTTATTTTTGCGCCCAACCAGCATGCTGAAAATGACAAAGAAAATTCTTTTGATGAAGTCTACCAATTCGCTGCAGATATGGGCGGCGCCGGCTTTGTTTTTACTGGCGAAAACGATGCTGATATTATGCATAATTCTGCCATGATTAATTTAAACGTAGCAGAGCAATGTGTTAAAAAAAGTGTCAAAAAGATCTTTTATTCTTCTTCTGCCTGCATGTACCCAGAATATAACCAAATGGATCCAAATAATCCAAAATGTTCTGAAGATTCTGCTTATCCTGCGGATCCGGATTCAGAATATGGGTGGGAAAAGCTTTTTAGCGAAAGATTATGGCTGGCTTTTGCAAGAAATTATAACTTAGACGTGCGAATTGCTAGATATCATAATATATTTGGCCCCGAAGGAACTTGGGAGGGTGGTAGAGAAAAAGCGCCCGCCGCTTTCTGCAGAAAAGCAGCCATGGCAGAAGACGGTAGTGAAATTGAGGTTTGGGGAGACGGTAAACAAACAAGATCATTTCTATACATTGACGAATGTATTGAAGCTACTAGACGTTTAATGGAATCAGATTTTACCGGTCCTGTAAATATTGGATCTGAAGAAATGATATCGATTAACGATTTTGCGCAAATGGCAATTGATATATCCGGCAAAAATTTAAAAATTAAAAATATTCCTGGCCCTGAAGGTGTTCGTGGCCGAAATTCTGATAATGCTCTTATTCGCGAAAAATTAGGCTGGGATTATTCCCAATCATTAAAAACTGGTATGTTAGAGACTTATGCTTGGATAGCAGGGCAATATTATTGCAGTAAATTACGGAATAAAGATGATTAGCATAAAAAATATCGATACATATGAAGAATATTTATCTCTTCAAAAAGAAAAAACTGAAGATCCCGTTAGAAGAGAAAAGTGGCAAAGTGCATTAAAAGAAAATACTAGAAAATTTATACCGACGTTTAAACAATATGCTGATTTGTTAAGTGCACACAAGGAAGAGGACGTTTACTGTTTGGGCGCCCGGACCGGTGAAGAAGTATTAGCTCTCCGAGCCCTGGGTTTTAAAAAAGCTCTCGGTACAGATTTAGTGCCTTTTATGAAACATGTAATTCAAGGCGATATACATAATATGCAGTTCGCTAATAATTCCGTGGGTCTTTTCTATACAAATATATTTGACCACTCTATCGACCCAGAAAAATTTATAGATGAGGTTATTCGATGTTTAAAACCGTCTGGCACAGCTTTTATACAACTGCAGCTCGGCAACGAGTTAGATAAATACGGTGTTCTGTTTGTTGAAGGCCCAAACGATTTTCATGATTTGGTTTTAAACAAAAATATCGAGATTGTTAAAAGTGAGCAAAATAGCGTTTTAACTCCCCACAACCATGCATTAAATTGGAATATTGTTTTTAAGAAAAAAAATGAATAAAGATTACAAAGAAATAAAATACGTTTCTAAAGGTTGGGGATTCGAAAAATGGATTGTTAATACTGAAAAATATTGCGGCAAACTTTTATATTTTGTAAAAAACCGAAAATGTTCTTGGCACTACCATAAAATTAAAGATGAGGTTTTCTATATTCAATCTGGTAGAGTTTTAGTTAAGTTTTCTGATCGTGATAATATAAATTTAGCTGCCGAAATAGAGCTTGGCCCTGGTGATAAATTTCATGTATATACCGGTTTGAGGCATCAAATAATCGCGCTAGAAGATACAGAATTATTTGAATTTTCAACACAGCATTTTGATGAGGATAGCCATAGAATTATTAAGGGTGACTAATGATTTTTTATGTTGACATTGACGAAACAATATGTTTAAATGAAGAAGATAAAGATAGGGATTATAGTAAGGCGAGACCTATAGAAAAAAACATTAATAAGATTAATAAATTATATGACGAGGGTCATCATATCGTCTATTGGACTGCCAGAGGCAGCGTCAGTGGCTTAGATTGGGCAGATCTCACTAAAAAACAATTAAAATCCTGGGGTGCCAAACACCATGCAATTAAATTAGGAAAACCGCATTATGATGTTTTTATATGTGATAAAGCAATAAATTCTAAAGATTTTTTTGAACAATGATCGTTTTTACGAATGGTTGCTTCGATGTACTTCACCGTGCACATATTGAATTATTAAAGTATTGTAGTTCCCTAGGCACAGTTGTCGTCGGTCTTAACAGCGATAATAGCATAAAAAGATTGAAGGGGCAAAATAGACCTATTTTTAACCAGAAAGATCGAAAATTTATGCTTGAATCATGCAGATTTGTTGACTCTGTAATCTTATTTGAAGAAGATACCCCCTATAATCTAGTTCAAAGCTTAAAGCCAGACCTTATTGTAAAGGGCGGTGACTATAATTTAGAAAACGTAGTTGGCAGTGATTTAGCAAAAGTAATAATATTTGATTATATAGATGAATACTCAACAACAAAAACAATTGAACGTATTAGTAATAGGTGATAGCTGTGAGGATATATATCACTATGGAAAATGTGAGAGGATTAGTCCCGAGGCACCAGTACCAATTTTAAAAGAAATTAGAACAGAAATTAAATCTGGAATGTCGGCAAACGTAGTTGAGAATTTAAAAACTTTTGACATATCAGTCCTTCACACAACTAATAAAAAGACAATCAGAAAACATCGTTTTGTTGATGCACACTTTAGTCAACATTTACTAAGAGTCGACGAGGGTGAGCAAGATGTTTTAGATTCTGTCGATATTAAGAAAATTAAGTCAATTAAAAATTCTTTAGACGCTGTTATTATAAGTGATTATGATAAAGGATTTTTATCGTTTGATGATTGCAGAAAAATAACAAAACATTTTAAAGATATACCTGTCTTTGTCGATTCAAAAAAGAATAACCTTTCGTGTTTTAAAAATTCGATTATAAAAATAAATAAAAAAGAATGTGACAACATAGCTGGATTGTCAAATACAAGTAAATTAATAGTCACGCTAGGACCCACCGGCGCCCTCTACAATAATCAGGTATACAAAACAGATAAAGTTGAGGTTTTTGATGTTTGCGGCGCAGGGGATGTTTTTCTAGCCGCTTTAGTATACCACTTTCTAAGAACAAAAAACTTAGAAGATGCCATAATATTTGCAAATAAGTGTGCTTCTTACTCAGTTACAAAGTTTGGCACGTATACTATGACAAAAGAAGATATTAAAAAAATATGTGCTTAAAATAAGCATCGCTTATGCATTATAATAAACGATATGAAGAAAAAACTAGTCTTACATCAACCTTGGGGTGGGCTCGGAGATAATTTACAATTTTCTACTTTACCTCGACGTCTACATAAGCTAGGTTGCGAATTTAATATTTCAAATAAAAATGCATACAGTAACGACGAAATTAAAAAACTAGTTTGGGATATTAATCCATATGTAACGGATTCTGACTATGATTCCGATCCAAATTGCGGCGCCAATTCATCTAGAGATATATTGTATGATGTTAGGAATGTTATAGAGTGGAATGAAGCTAGATTTGGACTAGAGCCAAAAAATTCAACACCAGAAATATTTTATCAACCAAACTTTGTTGATGCCTTGAGCGATAAAGTAATATTAGATCTAGGCGGGATCGCATCTTATAGCCATAATAAATATGATTTGAAAAATTTAGTGTATAATTTAAATAAAATTACAGAAATGTATGATAAAGACAAGTTTCTTGTAATCGATAGCATACATAGTGCTAGCCCTATAACACCGGATCCTGCAATAAAAAAAATAAAAATTGAAAATATATTTCATTATGCTGATATTCTCATGAGCTGTAAAGAATTCGTTTGTATTTATAGCGGTTCGAACGTATTGGCTGCAGCAATTAGAAAAACTGATACATTGTGTTTAATACCAGATTGTTATTCTAGCAGTAAAAACAAATTAAACGAGTTTATGAGCGGCCCTACATGCTGGCTTTTTCCTAACAATACATACGTGTCGCCTCAGGGCTACATATTAAATGATTTACCGGAATGGAGGTTTTAAATGTCTAGATGTTTAGTTACAGGACACAAAGGATACATAGGTTCGAGACTTTTTAAAAAACTTAAGGCGCTCGGCCATGAAGTGCAAGGTATTGATTTAAAAGATGGGTGCGATATTAATAGCTTACAAGGCCTGCAAGAAGATTCTGAAGGTAATTTTCATCCTTGCCGGGTTGATTTTAATCCGGAATATATATTTCATTTAGCATGTTTTCCCAGGGTGGGCCTTAGTATAGAAAAGCCGCTAGAAACAATGAGAAATAACGTTATTGCCGGTAGTACTGTTTTGAATTTTGCAAGAAAAAGTAGAGCCAGGCGTGTCATATACTCAAGTTCCTCTTCGATCAAAGGCAATGGCAGCGGGCCGATTAATCCATACGCTTTACAAAAAATGACAACTGAACTAGAGTGTGGCTTATATTCTGATTTATATAATTTAGATACAGTTAGCTTGAGGTATTTTAACGTATATTCAAAAGATCAGCCGGCAAACGGCGCATATGCTACAGCAATATCAAATTGGATGAAATATATCAAAGAAGGCAAGATGCCTTTTATAACTGGTACCGGCGAACAGAGAAGAGATATGCTGCATGTTGACGATGCGGTAGAAGCTAACATTTTTGCTATGGAATATAAAGAAAGCTTCAGCGGCGCAGTTTTTGATGTCGGCACCGGCAAGAATATTTCTTTAAACGAGGCAAAAGAAATTGTTAAGGAACACTGCCCTGATGTAAAATTTATGTACGTGTCTCCTCGTCCCGGGGACGCAAATATTACTTTAGCTGAAACAAAAGCATTAAAAAAAATAGGCTGGTCTGCTAAAATTAGCATTGAGCATGGTTTGAGAACCTGCTTTCATTAATATTAATAAAAAAAGGAGTTTAATATGTTAAAATTATCTGATGAGGCCATGGGGGCCATTATGATGGCGTTACAAAAGTCGTTGATGGAACAGAGCGATATCGTGCCTACTTTAAAGGGGTTCAATTTCGAGACAAGTGAAGAAGGAGAGTTATACGTACTAAACCCTCCTGTTGTGCATGTCGATTCTTTAGAAAGCGATTATTCGGAATAGAAAATGCCTAAATATACGTATGAGTGCGCGGAGTGCAAGGATTCATTCACTTGCCACCATTCGATAGCAGATCTATTAAAAGAATGTAGTAAATGCAAATTAGATTCTTTGGTAAGAAAGCCTTCCTCGTTTTCGACTAAAAGAGAAGAAGAGCAAAGAACAAACGTTGGCGATCTTGTGGAAAGAGCCATAAAAGATTTTAAAACAGAATTAAATAATGAAAAGAGAACCCTGAAAGAAAAGATGTGGAGCCCGGATGATTAAATACAGTTTATATGCTTCCGTGATAGTTAATGCTATTTTCGCGATGGTAGTGCTCGGTGTGATACCTTTCTTGCTATATTTAAGCATCATATTCAACATTTCATTGATTTGGTTCCTGCATAAGACAGTTAAAAGAAGCGAGGAAATAAGAGATGATACTTTTACATTTTTTAATTCTATAGAGGACTTTACCGGGCATCTAGAAAATTTGCATGAGATTGAAACATATTATGGTGACTCTGATTTGCAAGACTTGATTAGTCGCTCTAGAAGACTGATTAATGAGTTTATAGAAATGCAAGAAGAATATTACGATGATCTAGAAATTACAACAGAAGAAGAAGAAAATGACTCAAGTGAAGAAGAAGAGAAAGAAGAATAATTACTTTACCAAAGTTCATGAAGACGCCATAATAAAATATGCGTTAACTGAAGACCGGTCAGTACGAACTGATTTGTATCTATCTTATATCGGGCCGGCCTTTAACGAGTTAGTCGACAAAATAGTTTATACATATAAGTTTAATAATTTGCCAAATATCGATTATTTAAAAGATGATTGTAAGATTTGGCTGATGACGATATTAAACAAATACGATCCAACTAGAAAATCAAAAGCTTTTTCCTATTTCAGTGTGATCACTAAAAATTGGTTTATACATAAAGTCAAACAAAATTCAAAACAATTACGACGAGATGTAAAATATGATAATTTAATTAATGAAACAGAAATAGAACAGCTTGTTACTGAAAATTCATATGAAAAAGTAAGAGAACAGCACGAATTTTGGTCCCACTTGTTTGAAGAGATAAAGGGCTGGGAAAACCTTAAGTTGAAGGACAACGAAAGAAAAGTGCTAGAAGCTATTAAAATCTTGTTTGATAGTGTCGATGAGATAGAAATTTTTAATAAAAAAGCTATTTATCTATATATGAGGGAAATTACTGGCTTAAATACGAAACAAATTGTTAATAATTTAAATCGTATTAGGAAAAAATACAGGAATTTTAAAAAAGAATGGATAAAAGGCAACATTTAAATTCACAAGAATTCGTTGAAGAAGCTATTGATAACTTGAGAAAAGACCGAGCCATGGCTTCAACATTATTAATAGAATTAATGAAGATATTAAAGACCGATGAAACGAAGCATCAGTATTCAGGCCCTGTTGCGGCAAAATATTTAGAAACGTTACAAAGGTCAAACGAACAGTTGGTAAAGTTGGCTTCAATGCTAACTAAGAAAGAAAGCGCTTCGACTAACTTATCTTCTCTAGAAAAATCTGAAATTTATGATTTGATTAAAGATCAGTAGATCGGAGGTTTTATGTCGACATATACAAAAGCTAAAACTTACGATATTGGTGAGCTTAACGAGCGTAACCACAATGTTTTAAGAGCAAGGTTTAATAATAATGTAAGCGCCTTGACACAAATGAGGTCGTTCTTTAAAGAACATTTTGGCTATGATCAATTCCCTGACCACCGTGGCCCCTTTGAGGCCGTAGTTTTGAAAGTACTGGCCGGCCCACAGGCTTATAACGACGCTAGTACTAATGGTCGCGGCGAGACAAAATGTCTTCGAATGAAGGGCCTGGAGACATTCGATGACGAAGAATTGATCAAGGCCGGCCATCCTAGCTTAGTCAGAATCATCGCCAAGGTACCTCAATTTGATGTTGACATCGGCTGGCCAAAAACTTTTAAAATTGATGGAGAAGCATCTCAAGTTGATTTTGGTCGTATATCCGTACATGGAGAATACCAAGCGCTTGAGCAAAACTCGAAACTGACCGGGATTAGACCTGGCCATGTGGTATTCATCCGATTTACCAGCGAGTATTGGACGTCAAATTTATCCGGACGTCCGGCCGGTATTTTATTGGGCCCGGGCCCTGGAGGCGCCAGCCAATTTGAGGGTACGATTAAAGAAATAACAAGGGCCAAATATGAGCCTAAGTGCAAAGTCTCAAGAGAACTTTTAGGGCCTACCGGACCTCTATATATTGGCAAAACCGTAACGGATGTTCAGCCCGGGCCCCCGATCAGAAGAATTAAGGGCCGGCTCAAGACTGGAATATTCGGAGATGGCACAGAAAACACAAAAGCACATTTTGCCGCGGCCATGTCACTTGCACCTGAATCATATAAACATAAAATCCCTGGTCCAGCACCCGGTCCCGACAATGCTTTTATATGGATAGGGCATTTAAGAAATAATGGGTATTTAGATTTATTGGACCGACCACACACACCCGGTCGCGAAACAATAATCTACGCCTCTAAGATGCTGGATCTATCAGCGCCAATAGAAATAAAATATTATCTTCACAACGATGGCGGCTTTGGCCATGCATGGCTCAAGGGGCCCACAACAACGCCGTCCGAATCAAAAGAATTAGCGGTCACCCCAGGAAACGATTTTAGAGAAAAAATTGGGCCTGGAATGAAAGACTTGATCAAAGAGAAGAGGAATATCATATTGGTTATACCAGAAATGATGTACTCTAAGGGTTTTGGTACAGGCCGGTCTTCTGGTCAACGGATGCAAAAAATAGCACAAAGAGACCCGCCGTATACTGAAGGCGAGCACGCGGCCGGCCTAACTGTGCGCACGAAACTAACAGATCAGGTGTTGCCCTACGCAAAAGAATATCTAAGCGGGTTGCAGGCATCTGATGGTGAAAGCTTGTTGTCTGTAACAAGACTTCGCGATCGCGAATTTTCAACTTTTGATGGCAGTATAACGGGTGGCAATTTTCATTTATTCCACCAAGAAGTCTTAGACGTCTTAAAACAATATCTCGGAATTGATTATGACAAGATAGACTTTGTTTCAATTTTGGCCGACGGCCTCGGCGCCGTCAACTTAGCTGCAATTGCGCAAAGCGTCCCCGCCAGCGCGACTCATGTAGAAGCCGAAAACGGCTTGAGATTAGTCAATATTCAGAAAATTGATTTTATTGATATTGGCCTAGACAGAGATATCTCAATCGGCCCGGGCTTCGTCGCCGGCGACCTCGGCGTTGCTCCCGGCGGTTTTTATGTTTTTCCCTATACCCCTTCATATACTTTATACACTGATTACCTTACTCTTAAGGCAGAAAATCCCGCACAAAAAATGGAATTTAATTATATTACTGAATATGCGGGCGACAAACCAAAAACGAATAGGTTTTTTGATCTTCTTGGCCATGGCGACAAATATAGGCAAAATTTTGTTAATACCGCTACAGCGCAAAGAAAATTTTCAATTTTTGTTGAAGATGTTGAAAATTCCAAAAGTACGATTAGTCTGCACTTAACAAAGAATAATGAGCAGGTTGGCTATGCTTTTAGCATGATAAACGATTTTTCCGGCCAAAGCGGTAATTATCCGTTAAAAAGTGTTAGCAATTCAGCGGCCGCCCCTTCTACTGATACAGTACCGAACCACGCGGAGGCTATTAACACAAAATCAGGCCCACTCGGTTTGGAACAGATTGTGAGGGAGATGATAAAGCTTGAAGAAGAAATACAAAATTTTGAAGATGTTCTGGCCATCCCATCACTCCACAATGGTGATTGGGGCAAAATTTGTGGGGATGACAATCCAGAATATAAAACTTATTGCAAGGAAGGCTTTTTCTACCGTGCCTCTGACGGCCCATTCGCTAAGGCATATGCAAAATATTTTGAGAATAAAAGAAGATATATGGAACTCAAACATTTAAGTTTCTTTGAACAACAGGCGGAAATATTAGTAACTAAAGAAAGTGTACAACAACAATTAACTGAATATGAAGTTATATTACAAACACACACAACTTCTTTAGATAACAAACAACCAGGCGCAGACTCACCAAAAGATTTGTGGAACAAACTTAAAAAAACTTTTAAGCCGGAATATTTTTCATCCAAAGCGGCATTCGATAACATGATTAATCAAAATGTTGACCAAGGCTATATAGCGCTGGTCGCCGAGACAATTGCTTATAGAGATGCTGTAGAAAAATATATTCAAAAACTTTTGAACAAGAGAAAACAATTTAAGTTGCAGGAAAATCCGGAAGTACCAGTTGATTGTGCGATTGAACCAGTACTCTTAAAAGACATGTTTATGCTCAATAAGGCAAAATTAAAAGGCGTTAAAAGCACGGCTATTGTGGCCGCAGCCTCAAAGTGCGGAGATATTACGGTTAAGCGTCCCAGTACTTATACTGAAATGGCCACGATGGTGCCATATTTTCCGGTAAAAGAAGATTTTATGCCATTTGTAAAAGCCGGCTCCGCTATGAAATCTAAAAAAGCGACGTCGCTGACTACTTTGCCGGGCTTCAAGCTGGATAGATTTAAATATAAAGCGCGCGCCGATAGTCCACGCGGTAACAAGAGCCGCACGATTAGAAGTTATAATATGTGGTCTTGCTTAAAAGAAAGACTTGAGGAAGCATGGCAGCACGCATGCGAGATCTCGGGTTATATTCCATTTCGAGCTAACAATGGCGCGCGCGGATATGGAGTAAACAGCAGAAATGCAGCAACTGCATATGGCGGGGGAGTATCTTGTCATGCGCTTGGCTTGGCTTTTGATATGGACGCGTCGTTTACTGGGTATAATGCAGCAGATCTGCGACATAGCATTTTTACCGGCGCCTGGACTCCCGGTATAGGAGATAATCCACTTTTAGGTCCAAAGAGCGATATATACCCCGCAGCTCTGGGGGTTTTTAGCAACGAGGTGAGCCAAAACGTTCAAAATATATATACCGACGGCATGAAATCTAAAGGATCTTTATTAGTAAAGGATAGATTTCAAGCAACAGATCTATATGGACCAGGCGAAGGATACCCGGGTATGAAAACCACGCTAGATTCATTAGCGAGAACACCAATTGTCCCGCCGGAAGCTAATCCTACATTGTGGGCAATAGTATTTTGTGAAAGATCTGGTATGATATGGGGCAACGGCCATTTTCTGAAAAAAAGATATTCTGGTACAGCTTGGAGTCCTTATGATTTCAATAGCCACAGGTCGCAGCTAGACGAGATATATGGAATCGAAGATGTGGCGATGAGGATCAAAAGAATATCATGGTTATATCGCCGGGATGATCATATGCATTTCCAATTTTGGAAAAAAGGATCTTTATTCAGGTGGGCAGAAATTGCTAACGCTAGAAAAAAGATTACTGGGGAATAGACAAATTTTATGGCAAATGCCTCAACAACGCATAATATAGTAGCAACTACTTCTACAACACAAGTACTAGATAACAACTCGCCTAATGGTGTACGCGAAGCTAAGATGTACAATCTTAGTATTTTTGATAATGCCACAGGACAGCCAACGGCTGTTCTTAATACTACAGATCCAAAAAAAGCAAAAGAATGGTATAACCAACAAAAAAATAACAATCCCAACTCTACTACTAACGGCGAATTTGACACAAATCCGTTTACAGATGGCAGTTTCGGTTCAAGCGCAGACTATGAATTGGGCGGCTTTGAAGCTGTTGAATGCAAGGATGTTACGGTAGATTCCGGTGCAGATTTAGGCCAAACAGAGACGATGGATTGTGATGTTACTGGGAAACCACTTGGAAAAACCCTAAAAGATTTTGATCCGAAACAAAGCCCGACTAGCGATTCTGGAGAAAATATAATTGAAAAAGCAACTGAAACAAAAGAGGCGGTTGACATATCAGGTGTAAGCAAAGTAAGACTACAAAAATTTAAAGAAATGAGCAAAATAGAACGGATTAAGCGCGGCTTTGGCGCCGGATTCGGTTCTATGAGAATGCAAGCTAGAGTTAACCGCCCTAGGGCTCTCTGTGAAGAGGTTATTAAAAATAAAGACGGCAATGCCTATATTGTGCTGGGTAACGACCGGCCGGCCAAAAGGTTAACGGGATATGGAGGTAAAGGTCACACTCAATGCGATATGATTGATATTGTGGCCGGCGTCGGAGGCCATAAGCCTAGCGAGGTTACAGGCCTGGGAAAAAAAGATACAAACCCTAATTTCTTTAAGGACGCTGCTAGAATTTACATATCTCAAAAAACTGATGTAGATCTCAATTTTGGTTTGGGAAAATTTAAAGAAACCCCTGCAGACCCACTAGAGATCGGCCCGCACGGAGCGCGCTCCGCAATTGCCTTAAAAGCGGACAATATTCGAATAATTGGCAGGGAGACGCTACACTTAGTTACCAGAACAGACAAACAAAATTCTCAAGGGTCTGAACAATTTGGTAAAAGTGGTATAGAATTGATAGCGAACAACGACCCAGATACTTTGCAACCTATACCATTGGGAAACAATTTACAATTATTATTAGTTATAATGTTGGATAACCTAGAAGCATTAGCAAAAATTATGCATGGGTATGTAAAATATCAAATGAAATTCAATCAAGCGTTGCAGAATCACACACATCACACACCTTTTTACGGTAAAAAAACATTAGTTTCTAAAGAGGCGATCGTGGAAGGTATTCAGCTAGATGTCGCGACCGCTAGTTTCACAGAGGTATCGGTTATGAAGCACATAACAAATCTAAGTGGTGTTAAAGGTAATTTCCTTTCTCCGTCTGGCAATACTTATATTAATAGCAAAAATAATAAGGCGAACTAAAGAGGTAAAATATGGCAGTTCCAGAAGGCGCCGAAGAAATTGACATTGTCGCAGCATATTGGGAAGATGTCCGCGCTTATTTAAAAAAATTAGTTGATCTTACAGGCGTCGCTGATGTTGATTTCATGGGCTTCATCCCAATGGGGGAATTAGAAGCGTATGATATCACTGGCCAAGCGCCGCCATTTGACGAAACAGACTTGGCAGAGATAACAAAATATCAAGAAGCAGCTAAGTTGGGGCAAATCGTTAAATCTCTCAAGAACTCTGCTGATACCCTCTACAAAGCTAACCCCGTAGGATCCACGGAGGATTGGTGGGATGATTGCAAGAAAATAAAAAGCTGTGAAGAACTTGAAGAATACGCTGTAGAAAATAATATGGCGCCGGATAACGAGGCCTTTTATAGAGAAATTGTCGCGCAATCAGTGGCTTCTTTTCTACAAGATGTTAGAGACGCCATACAAAATCAATTTGCGTCTGAGATCAGTGAAGACACCTTAAACATATATTTTTATCCACGCCCTCCGATCGATGCCGATGATCAGCCGTCTTTATCATCGATCCTTGAGGGTTTGTTGGACACTTCTTTGACATTTTTAGTCGGCGCCACCGGCAAGGGAATCGGATTCCCAATGGGCGCGGACATAAGATCAGTTGCCTATTCAGACGCCCTCGGGCCAGCAACTATAACTGACGACTCTATTTTAGAATCTAGCTTACAAAAGCCTTTTTATAGCGATTATTATATAGGAATGCTTTTAGATCCAAGAAAATCTAAAAAAAGATCGTCGCCCTATCTTCCTATTCGTACATCACCGGCACTTTATGATCCTCCACTTAAGCTTGGGTGGGATGATTTTGGCTATAAAATACTTGACAATGATGGCAATATGGTCGATAGAGAGTCGACCAGCGGCAACTACGACGATAACGGAATTGAAATACCGTTAGGCACTAGCGTAGAAATAACAGAAATTACTTATGGCAATACTGGTCCATGGGTTGGTTTTGTTTTTCACCCATCTGAAGAAGATAATCTGGATTTAGACTGGGATTTGCTTGACACCGATGGTCGGCCCAGAGTTTTATACACGAGACCTTTTTACATTAAAAAAAGGTCTAGCGCAATAAATGTGTCACCAGATCCAATATTGGCTCCCAGGCTTTCAAACACCGACAGCTCCTCAAACCGCGTAGCCATTTCTCCTGGGAACACTATAATAAGCCCGGGAAAAACATATAATTGGACAAAGATCCCTCCCGGAGAAGCCAGGCTAGCTTATTTTAATTTTAATCAATTTAATGAAGATGAAATTGGCGAGGACTTAGAATATACCGCCGAGACCATTAACTTTAAGTCGACTTTGAGATATTCGGAGGGGTATTACTATTTTATTGTCGGCGAAGGTCGTCGCACCGAACCGGAAGCCTTTGTCGATCCTGAAAACATGTATCAGGAGAAGAAAGTTACAGTGACCGAATATGAGCATGGCCAAGCTTGGGAATCTGAAATAACAGTTCAGGCATGCTACGATACTAGCGGAAAAGAGATTCCTTGTCCAGAAGATATCGATATTGATTTTGAAGAATTAGGATACGATGAAGATTCTGAAGACGCCCTCGACGCTATAGCTCAAATACAGGCCAATACTGTAAACGAAGGTATCAAAAGCGACGCCTTCGGCGCGCTGTTAAAATATTTGAACAAAGATAAAGCAGAAACATTCCTGTTAAACCAGTTGAGGGAAAAATACTTTGTCCCTGTTTCTACGAGGGTATCAACTCAGGGCGTATCACCCAACAATCAGCAGTCTCTTTTCGCTATATCTGCCATGTATATAGACGCACTACCAGATTCTAAAAAAATATATAGTGATAATTTTGAGGATGATTCCGAATTCAAAAATGGTAGAAATTTTATCTTTAATGTGCCCCTGGGAGGTAAAAATAGTCTAAAAAACAAAGCCAATAATCTTAAAAAAGTTTTTGAAGAAATAAAGAACAGATTAAAAAAGTTTGAAGATCAAAAGGGGGTAATAAAAAATCCTTATGATTTAAAATATGATGTAGATAGCCAGATCCAAGAATTTGATAAGATAGTGGGTCATTTTACTGATTTCTTCGCCAAACAGGCTTACCCGAGTACTACTGACAGGGATGCGATCACATTGATGCTTTTAGAGGCGTTTGAGGACGAAAATAACGATCACCTCATTCAAGTTGGTTTGAGAGATAATGGTTTGTTAGGTGAAAATGCTCGCCTGACCATCTCTCATATTTTATTTTCACCAGACCCTAAGAGCTTAAAAAGCTTAGAAGAAAATAAAAATTCTAAATTATTTGAATTTGATCCCTACCTAACGGATCAAGAAATAGCTCGCGGCGCAACAACTATGCCTAGATCGGCTGTTACTTTAAGAGTAGGCCTGGATAGCCTAAGGGAGAAATTTTTAGGAGTCCAGGGGTCTAGAACACTTCATTATCTAATGTTTGAAAGCAACATGTTTGTTTCAAAACAAAAGCTTGGGGATCAATTTGATGTACAACAGTGGATTAAATTCCTACAATCTTTTTCGGTCCCGCCTTTTAAAATTTGGTATTCGAAAGACAGGTCCGAGAGAGACGTAGAATCTTTATCTTGCCTAGAAATTATAGAAAAATTAAGCAATTCAAGTACCGAAGTCGGCCCAGAAGAGAGGAAGCTAGAAGAGTTGCTATATTCCAATCCAGAGTGTATGGAAAAGTGGAAAGATATGTGGAGCGCTCCAACTCCAGCAACGGATCCTGAAGCCTCTAGAAAGGCAATTGAAAAAAGAGCGAAAGACATGGAGACCGCCTCTGACGGTTCTAACGTGCACTGGGAAAGATTTAAGATATTTTATAATGGATTTTTACATACTTTGGACCCTCAGGGGTTAATGTCGCTTTTATTAACTTGTTTGCAAGCCAAATTAGGAATTCCTATGACGGCTGAGGCCATATGTGAGGCAGCAATTGCTGAGATTATTGAGGCTGATCCCGGGGGTTTTAAAACATTAATAATTGAAAATGTACCCGAACTGGCAGCGCAGCTTGGCTGGGCCTCTGAAGGGTATTTAAGTGATGAAACTGCTGCTGTTTTGGAAGAATTAGAACAAAGTAATTCTAGTACCGGGGGCGCAACTAATACTGCGATTAATTCAGACGGCGACATAAGTCCTAAATTTGCCGGCGCACCCATCGCAGCTTCTTTAGCTTTAGTATCTAGTGGCGATGATACAGACGCTATTAACATTATTCTTAATTTGGAAAAGGGCGGCCACTATATTGATTTAGAGCCCGGATATCGCCCAGAAACGGCGCAGGCTATCGAGGTTTTACCATTTGGAATTGAGGTAGAGGCGGATCAAGGCTCTAAGTATACATGGTCGGAAATTGAAAATGAAAGAGAAAGATTATTACAATTAGGCTATTCTTCGTCCGAGGCCCGGGCCTTGCTAGTACAGAAAGGATATCTCATACCAACCCCGGCACAATATGAGCCTCTTTTAGGGGGAGATATGGCCCTGGAATCTCTTGAAGCCATGGCCTCTGACTTAAGTGCTATTGGCGCCCCAGCTAAAATTTATGGCGCTGATATTGATTCTGGATCTATGGCCGGCACGATACAAGACGCAAAAAATTGGGTGACGTATATAAAGAAATTTATGGATTTAGGGGCTTTATGTGAACTAATCGTCGGGCCCTTATTGGATCTTCCTGGTCTTCTTTTCTCGGATCCCGATTCCTGGGCCGGCGGGTTTGAGAGCTGGGGAGGAGATTACTGGGACAGGCTAAAAAAACGCTTTTCTTTTCCTGTACCCACTATAAGCTTTCCTGATAAATTAGAAACTGATGATTTTATTGGTGATTACGGGCAAAAACTTCTAGAGACTGTCTTATCAATGTTGGGATATCTATTAGGACAATCTTTGAGCCTAGTATTACGCGAATATATAGAAAACTGTATAGAAGAGGGAATGGACCAGGGTATAGCCGGCAATGCCGCGACTGACAACAACGCTCTCGCCGCGGCCGTCGACAGCGGCAGCATTTCTTTACCTAGACTCCAAAACATCCTCAAGCCTCTTAGCGGACAAAATGATCCAGAGATAGTATTCGGGTGGATAACTGATTTAATGAGTGAAATGTCCTTGGGTCAACTTTGCGCTTTATTGAAAGGAGAAGCTTCAGAGGCGCTATTGCTCCAGTGTGTACGCAAGACGAGAACTTCTTGGCCGGATATATTTAAGGCAGGGTATGATACAACTGCGGAGCACAACACCATATTCAAAACCATAGGTGAATCGATGAGTCTGGATCTGTGTAACAGACACCAGCCGGTTGACGAAATAATTACATCTCCATGCGCCGTGGATTTTAACAGCGATGCAAGGTTGCAAGAGCTGAAAAAGCAGGGACTGACTAGCGACGAAGCCGCTGATCAACTAAGAAGTGAGTTGGGCGATCTAAGAAACAAGATTATAGGACTGGCTGATTTCATATTCCATGATCCAGACCCATTTAAAAATAAATTGCCTGCTATATGTGGCCCGGGCGGATTTTTCGCCTTGCCAGAAGGCATAAAAAACACCATGGAGAGAGTCACAAACAACATTTTAACTAGCGTCAAAGGCTCTTTAATGGTCGACCTGAGGGCGGTTAAGTTCTTTTCTATGCCGCCCCGCGCCGTCGAGGCTGCCACATCAGCAGAAAAACTTGAGGAAGCACATAAAGTTTTTGCAGAAGCCTTGGCCAACCCCTATACTAGTTCTTGCGTGGCTTATGTTGGCCCAACTGGCAACGACGTCGGTGATCCAAGCACCGCAGATCATATGAATTATAAGATGACCTACAATGAGAGAACGTCATATGGTATGTTTCTTCCTGTGGGTGCCGAAACCGGCCACGAGTCGTACACCGACGACTCCTTCTACGATCCGAACGGCGATGGCGAAATCAACAAAACTATTGTAGAACTTTCTAGTGATACTGTTAAATTATATCAGGAATATTTGCAGCAGATTGAACCAAATCCTGAGGATATTCGTGATCACACCCAGCCGGTACCATTGACAATCGCCGGCGTAGTGCTGGAGGGGGAACATGAAAACAGAGATTATACAGTAGGTGGAACTGAAAATAATTTTTGGCTGGGCAGATTGTCCGGTACCGACGTTGACGGTTCCGTCCTCTCAAGTTTTATAGAGCAGGCATATGCTGACAATCCGGAATATGTCGAATTGTTGCCACCCGGAACTGTAATATCGTATTCTCCAGAGTTTCATAAAAGGGTACGCGATTTAATAATTGGATCATTCACCGAAGACATACAGCCGAACGGTTTAGCCACATTACTTTGGACAGACAGAGCCTTGTACTCTGCCGCGTCCAGCGTACATATGGCAGGAACTTTTCATTACTCTTCTTTGAATTCTCCCGCCGGCATTCCTCATCTGGCATACTATGGACTTCCTCTGGGCCCGAAGACGTCACATTCCAAGCACCCTGGCACCGCGGCGGGCGATAGCAATTCATGGGGACATCCCATGCAATGCTTGATTACCTGGCCACTTGATACACCATTAAGAGGAATTTCTCCCTTACGCAGCAATTGGTGGGACATGTTTGGTATGTTCATCGGCGCCTCTCCTCTTTTAGCGACCTCCATGAATAACTCTTCGGTGGCTGAATATGAGCAATACGTAAAAGATATTAACGCCATTGACCGGATCGACCAGAGGCTAGCTTATATTGTCCCATCTGCCATCAAAGCATCCAGCGCCACTATAACCGATACCTTAGGGAACCTCCCGTCGATGTCACTTATTCACGGCCACACCTCGGGTGACCAGTCCTGGAAGTTGAACCCCAGCTCGACCGGTGCCTTGGAAAAAGAACAGGAAAAAGGCCCTGTTTATATACACCGCAGATTATCTGATTGGGCTGAAGATATGGACATAGCGCTTTACCGCCAATATAGTAACCCCGAGCAATTTAATCATCCTAGCCCGTTGAGTACTTCAACGGGCCCTTACTGGACTAAATTAACAATACCGTGGTATGTAGTACTTACAGAGGAATCACCAGGCGTTAATTATCTCTATAATAAATTTATAAAAGACGGTGATCTTGAATATAAGGCCTGGAACTTAATAGACGCTTTTATGGAGCTAACGCTGGGCGAGGCCGCCGGCCTCACGAAAGAGAGGATGAGTATGCTTTACCCCAATATGCCCGGCGGTCCGAACATGTTCAACGGCCTGATACTCGGTTACGGATGTCCAACCTATCATATTATAAAAACTACAAATCAGATATTTACTCACGGAGACGATACCGTCGTCGCTAAAGACAAGGACGGCAACCCGATCGCCGGGTCCACCCAAGACTACACCGACCCCACCACCGGCCTGGATGTGGAAGGAGAGCCCAAGCCTACTACAGCATTATGGTATGATTCTAAGCAAATATTGTGGTATGAAACATCCATTGTGGGAACAGCAAAAACAATTAACCCGCTGCGGCAGTCGTATAAGAGTGGCGCGCCATCATTTTTTCCAATTGGTTTAACCTATGATCGACATCTCAGAGATCCGAACAGCCTTCTTAACCAAGATGAAGAAACGGTTATCAATCATTTTATGGGTGCTAACGCTTTAGTCAACAAAGAATACTATTCTACAATGATTAATCAATATCAACCATATATATATGAAGATTTTACTTTGGGCACTGGTCTAGCAGCGCCACCATTACAGTACAGTAGTTTAAGGGCCACTTCGCCTCCTGCGCCCGAGGCCCGGACAATGAAGAATTTTAATCCAAATTATTTGTCTTACAATCTTCCGCTAACTGATATATCTTATAAAAATATAAATTCCGCCAATATAACTAGCCAACTGATGAAAGTATTTTCAGGTATACAGACTGACAATGCTGAAACAGCTCTTTTGCTGGATCAGCTACAATTTTCCACCACCCCGAAAAAACTTGTGCACCAGAATGTCAGAATGGAGGCCGCCGGCTCAACGTTAGACAATATAACTTCTCAGGCAGAAGCAGCGCGAGATAACTTTTCCGTGTTTAAATCACAAGTACTTATGGAGGACGACCCTGCAGCAGGAGAGGTAATATTAGAAGACAATAAGTTAAATAATACGAATTATAATTATGAATTTGGACAGGAATACGCGCCTGATATAAAAGACCTACTGGATGAATTATTCGCTCTCGACGGCTGGACGACGGCCAATCACAATTCTATTGCCACACAATATAACAAAAATATATCAGCCGCCGCGGCGTCATCGAAGAGCTACGACATGTCTGGCGGGACGATCCTGAATCTGGGACTGGGACTGGACCCCGAGACCGACGCACCCTTCGACATCGAAAAGGCCGCCACCTTCTTCGGCGCCTGGACGCCGAACAATACATCTAAATATAATTTAACTCGGACCCTCGACTGGGACGGCGAAGCTGGTGACCACTCAGCAGTAGAAGTAAACCCCTTGAATAATAAGCCGACTATTTTTTGCCAATTACTTGAGAAAAAATTTAATGATGCCCTTATCCACCATGGTGGCACGCCAATGAGCGAAGAACAAAGAACCCATCTTAAGGCTGTTCTAACATATGGGTATACGGCGTTACAACATGCTTATTCTGGCCAGGCTTTTAACGCAATAAGGCATTCTAGACTAAACTATAGAAAGTATCTAAGAAAATTATGGAAAAAGATTTTAAAAAGTCCCTTAAACAAAAGTAATGTTGATCCTCGCTGCGCAGCGCTTTTTGATCAACTAGGTATGACGGCGACCGCTGATTTACAGAACACAGAGACTGATTTCTTTAATCTAGAGAAAGTAAAAAGTAGCATACTTGAATTTTATGAAAAATCTATTTGTCGTGATATTTTTGAAGGTAGCCTGGTCGCTGAAGGCGCCGTACAGAGATCTTTGCTAGAAGGCTGTACAATATTATTAATAAGAGTCTTTACCTTGGAAATTTGCTTGGCAGGGATTGCTGCCTGGGACGGGTTTAACCTATATAATGTGTTTGAAGACGATCTTACTATCGTGTCAGTCATAGATAATCTAAAAAAAGAAACTCCAAATTTTGATTTAATTGTTGAATACTCAAATGACATTCTAAAAAAGAAAGAGGGATATTCTAATATAGAAGCCTTCTTGGCCTTGGAAGATACTAGTGCGCTAAAATATTTGATCTCTGAAGAGGGAAAGAATATCGCTGAAATAATTGATACTCTATTCGAGAATTCAGACCGCGTTAATACAAACATCTCTGTGGAAGTTGATCGTGAAACCATAGATGATTTGACCCGGGTCAGATCTAGGATTCTTAACAACGTATATACTATGAATTATGGCGGCAATACGAAACTTCATTCGGAATTCCGCGGCCCCGAATTTGGCCTAACAGAGGTTAATCCTGCTCTCGCCGGCGAAGTATTACTAGGAGCACTATATGAGACCGCTCTCCCGGGCTACTCTCGTACAGAGTTTTTTGGCCACGATATCGGCCTAGGCGTCGACGGCGAAGCCGCATTGAAGGTAGCGCAGGATGAGCACCCAACTTATTATGTCGCAACTCAAGATTGGCAACCGGCTAGCCTAGCTGCGACTAAATCAAATTTGTATGATTATGGGAGTGGTCAAAAAGACACTTTTCATTCTCTTCCCATCAACACAATGATTTACAATCCTCGCGCCTCCGCAGGGGATATTGGGCAGGTTGCCAGCCAAAAAGTATACAACTACAAGCTCAAGAAGGCCTCAGGGGGCTACGTCGAAGAAGGTGATATTTTGGACCTAGGTAAATCACCTTATATATTATATCCACAAAAAAATGACGCAAGCTTTAGGCCGAATAACTATAATTATATCTTTAGCCAGATCGAGAGCCAGACCGGCTACTCTGTAGTCGACCTCGACGCGTCCACGGGCAAGCCGATCGGCCTCGGAAAACTCTTTGTTCCGGCGAAGCCTGATTTGTCTCCTAGCCTCTTCAAAAGCCTAGGACCAGATGGCGCCTTGGATGAAGGCTACTTCTTTGATGACGGAGACAATTATGGACTAGCTGCGTTCGAGAACATCGTCCTGTACGGTGAGAGCGAAGCGGGCACCTGGAGCGGCTTCGTCGGCCAAAAGATCAAGGCCCGCCGGATCCTCGATCCGGCCCTTAGCGAGGCATCTGACGGATCCGTCAACTACCTCGCTCGTCCCGAAAGCATATACACCGGGAATAGTGCGCCTCATTTAGACCAGAAGCCCAGCGTCGCCGGCCCGAGAACTAGGGACTTGTGGAAAGATTCGGAAAATTTACAAGAATATCTTGTGGGGAATAATATAAACTTTAGATTCGGTAATATGACCTTTCAACCATTTGTTCGTGTAGTCGATACAACAGCCGCAGAGCGCCAAGTATATAGGATTACTACAGAAGTCGAATATCCAATCGGCGAAGATCCTTGCTTTGTGCCAATTGAGCCGGGGCTACCTGGCCTGACCGGCGACGCTTTCGAGGGCCCTCTTCTAGGAAATTATAGAAGCGAAGCTAACGTATTTCAGTGCCACATGTTTGATTATATTCCCTTGGGCGTTTGGGAATACTTCTGTAAGTATATTATGCTGCCTTACTTAGCACCCACCGGCGCCGCCCCGGACTTGCTGAAGAGCCTATACAATAGTTATGGCCTTGCGCCATTTTTTAGTAAAATTGAATTCGGCCTTCGGCTTACTTATAATGCTAGCTACCCAGTTATGAAAGAGTGGTATCACCAGCCCTTCGCAGCGCAGATGATCCAAGGCTACGTCACGGAGGGTTCCTCTGGTGGCCATGATTTTAATGATTTGATGCAAGATCCCGCCCGTGTATTAGCTGCAAAACGTACTAAATCATTATTTCAGAAAAGAAAATATCTTGACCATTTTGATTATGACCCCACCGAGACCGACATTGTACAGCTAGCGAATGATGGTATAGATTTTATCAGACAAGATCCCCATGGCCCAAGTCATTTTTATCAACCAAATATTCCGTTAAGTTTCGAAGAGACCAGCGCTCCTTTCTCATCTATAAACGCCAACGACGCTGTACTCGACGTCATAACGCCCTACGAGATCGAGCGCGCGCAAGGGGTGAATGACATTTATCCGGCCATGGCAGTATTTTATGATCGAGCTAGATATTTTCCGCCGACTCCAAATCCAACCCCAACGGAGATAGCCTCTAATGCCGAGTTACCTGAAGGCACATACGATGAAGACATCAATGCTGGTTACCTAGACCACAATGAGGTATGGGACTCCGGCACGCCACCGGAAGAATTCACCTGGGGCGAGCAAGCGCTGTTGACCATCTTTGGACCCCTCCTAGATGCGTGGAGCAGCGGCGCCGCCGTCACCGGCAAACAGGACCCAGAAGCCATCACCGCCCCCCAGGGTGAGCAGGCGCCTGTGGAACTAGAAGAGGAAGCCATCTTTGTTAACCCAACGCGGACCAATATAGCAGAAACATATTTAGTACCAGAAATACATATTCCGATTATCGAAGTTAGCAGAGAGTTAGATTTAAAAAAGGGTAACTTTGTTCTTGAAGGCACCCATTACAACTACGCGTCGCTTAGCGAATCAACCAGCCTCTTCCATGATATTATGGCTTACAATTTCTTCGAAGAGATGAAAGACACGGCTGAATTTAAATTGCTTTTTGGGCACCTACTTCCGGTAAAAAGATATTTTTCCTTAGCTCTCCTTTATTCAGCTGAGGGTATGTCTCGATGGATCCCAGAGACTTCTGATCTCCTAGATGAGACAAAAGATATGATACTGTCTGTAGTTCAAGGCTTACGAAGCTCATCGGATTATAATTATGTACCAGATCCGATTAAAAATCTTCTAGAAGAGCAACAACATAGCGCTGAAACCGGCACTACCGGACAAGAACCTGGCTTGACTAAACAGATCTTGAAGTTAATTTTAGAGACCCCGTTGCTCATTCTCAAGGGATTTGTGGAAATAACCGACCCTGCGATAATTATTGCTAAAGCTATTATAGACATTGCCAACACGGTACAGCAAACTATTATTGGTGCTATTGAGCAAAGTTTAAGAATGGCAAAGGCTGCTGTTGATCAGGCGGTGAAAGAAGCACAAAACGGTTTAACAGCGCTGGACGGCGCCGCCGGCCAACTCAGGATTCCTCTAGAATTCGCAAAAAGTAGTTTGCCTCAAGACCTACAAGGCAGAGTGCACCTCGTCACCGATGGCGCCCTGATGGGGTGGGAAGTTGGTATATATGAACCAACCCCCGCCGATTCCGATTATGAAGCATGGGAAAACTGGAAATCAGAAAATACTAGCAAATATAACGATATAGTGCAGGCGGTGGAAGATATCAATGGTCTTAAAGAAGATTATGAGACTGTCCAGGAAGACATTGTAGAACTTCAACAAAAATCTGATGATATTAAAGAAGAAATTGATTTAAAAATGGCTGAAGCAAAAGAAATTATGAAGGCTATATTTTCTTCGCCTTATTTATTGCCCTCTTTGTGGGCTGCTATGCTGCCTTCCCAGTTACCGTATTTTGGCGGCCTAATTCCGGCGCCAATTGTTATCGGCCCTCCTAGCACTGTTCCTGGTATGATTTATCTTGCGCTACTACTTATGGATGTATACGAAGATAAAATGCATGACGACATTGAGAATATCGGCAATGATCCTAATTGCCAGGACGAGCTTTAGGAGAGAAAGAAGATGAAAGGCTTAGGCCCCGAATTACCACTACACAGAGATCTTGCACACGGCCCTTACACATTGGTAACCTCGTATAAGGAAGAAGTTAAACAAAATTTTAAAAATCTATTGTTAACTTCTCCCGGTGAAAGAGTAATGAATCCGGATTTTGGTATTGGTTTGAAACAGTTTTTATTTGAGCCAAACCTAGAAGTCCAGCCAAAGATTAAACAACGAATAACGAGCCAAGTAAATAAATATATGCCTTTCATAAACGTAACTGAGATTAGTTTTGGCACGGCATCTACTATTGATGAGTTAATCGATCGACAAACTTTATCTGTGCAGATCGTATACGAGGTACCAACGTTGAATTTGGAGGCAGAAATAACCATAGATCCTGGAGATATTAGTTAATCATGGCGAAAAAAGACAAAAAACTCATAAAATACACTAATCGCGATTTTAATTCTATAAAAGATAGCCTGGTAGAATATGCCAAGCGTTATTACCCTGACACATTTAAAGATTTTTCGCAAGCGTCTTTCGGTTCTTTGATGTTAGATACAGTGGCCCACGTCGGCGATGTTTTATCTTTTTACTTAGATTATCAAGCCAATGAGTCATTTTTGGATACGGCTATTGAGTATAACAATGTACTAAGACTTGGGGAACAAGTTGGGTATAAACAACCTTTAAGAGCAAATTCTTTTGGCGTCGTTGCCCTTTATATCTTGGCGCCTGTTGAGGTCAACGGCTCTGGCCCGGATGTGAACTATCTACCAATGCTCGTAAGGGGAAGTAAATTCACTTCTCAAATTGGCCAAATATTCACCCTTATAGACGACGTCGATTTCGCTAGTGCTGATAATGAGATAGTGGTCGCGACCGAAACGGAAGTAGACGGCGCGCCAACTTCCTTCGCGGTAAAAGCTTATGGCCGGGTTATATCAGGCGAGCTAAGTGAAGCGCTGCACTCTGTTGCGGCTTTCGAAAGATTTCTAGAGGTACCTGTCTCCGATCCAAATATAACTGAGATTGTTTCTGTGACTGATTCTGAAGGCCATGAGTATTTTGAAGTAGAATATTTATCCCAGGACACAATTTTTAAATCTGTTGTGAACAAGGATCCGGACACAAGAGACCGAGTGCCGAATATTATTGTGACTACCACTGTTCCGCGTAGATTTACTACTAAAAATAATAGTGGCCAAATAACCTTAAAATTTGGATATGGGTCGGAATCGTCTCTTAAGACGGACAATACAACGCATCCTTCAAATGTTGTTCTAAAAATGCATGGAAGATCCTACGAGACGGATTTATCTTTGGACCCATCAAAACTTTTGGAGACTGACAAATTTGGCATTGCTCCCTCTAACACAACTCTTCGAATAATTTATAGGACCAATACAGAAGAAGACGTCAATGTCGCCAGTCGCGCCCTTAACACAGTTATAGACCCGCTATTTTCTTTTAAAGAATCTGCCGCTGAAACTTCAAAAAAAGTTTTTGTTAGGGACAGCTTGGAAGTTATAAACGAAGAGCCAGTATTAGGAGATGTTAGCATACCAACGCTTAAGGAACTCAAACAGAGAGTTAACGATGTCTTTGCTTCTCAAAACCGGGCCGTAACTGTTGAGGATTACGAAGCTTTAATATATAGAATGCCTTCTAAATTCGGCAAGATTAAAAGAACTAAAATCATTCGAGATGCTGATTCATTTAAGAGAAACCTGAATTTATATTTGCTAGCTGAAGACATAAATCAGAATTTGATTGAATGTAATCAAATTATGAAGAGGAATGTTAAGACATGGATTAATCACTATAAAATGATTAACGACACAATTGATATCTTGGATCCTAAAATTGTAAGTATTGGAATTAATTTTGTCGCTGTTGTCGACTATAGTCAAGATAAGTTTGAGGCTTTAAACCTAGCGATTACAGAAATTGAAAATATATTTGAGCAGAAATTAGATATTGGACAGCCGATTTATATTACTAAAATATATGATGTATTAAACAATTTAGACGAGATTGTCGACGTTACAAACGTGGAAATAGTAGATCGCGTAGGTTCTAAATATTCTTCATATACAATAAACTTGTCTGAATACGTATCTGCGGATGGCAGAATATTGTACGCGCCACCAGATACAATTTACGAATTGAAATTTCCTAGTATTGATATCAAAGGGACAATTAAATAATGGGCATAAAAAGATATAAAGCAGGTCAAGATAGTACAATTACCAATGCTTTTAAATTTGGCATGACGACCCGTGGCACGGGGTCAAATATGGGCAACGCTGATGTGGTTGAGATTTTCTCGTTATATGGGCAAAAAACAACCTCTTCGGTTGAATTATCAAGGGCCCTAGTCCAGTTCCCGGTCGATACGATGATATCGGATAGAGATAACGAGGTCGTCGGCGGCTTAAACAATGTTAAGTTTTATTTGAGGCTGTATAATGCCAGGCATGCAGAACAATTGCCAAAAAATCTAGTAGCCAACGTCATGGCTGTATCAAGATCTTGGCAGGAAGGTACCGGCTTGGACATGATCGACTATGATGATTTAACTAAAGATACAATAGATGGATCAAACTGGATCAACGCTAATAGTAATTTTACTGCCGCGACCGCAACATTAGTCTTACAAGGTGGAGCCAATTTAGCTGCTTTGGACGCAAAAACTTTTACTCTCACAGATGCAGAGGGTAACGTACAAACGTTTACTATAGATTATGATGGTACCAGCCTCGCCGACGGCGCGATTGGATTTGACGGAGATAGTAATACAACGCATGCGATAGACTCTATAAAAACTGCTATTAATAACGTAACTTCGCTAAAAATAACTGCCGGCACAGCTGCAGCGGCCGGCGATGCTGATTCACAAATGACACTGCCCCTCACACAAGATACAACGGGATATCGCGGAAATTCAGAAATCAATGTTGACACTAACGACCATATAACAGCTACTAATTTTAGTGGCGGAACAGGCCAGTGGGCAAATATTGGAGGTGATTTTTATTCATCCTCGTATACTTCAGGCTCTACAATGCCTACGTACACTTATACTTTTGAAAACGGTCATGAAGACTTGCTATTAGACGTTACTAACGCAGTAGAAGAGTGGATAGCTGGAAATTCACCAAATTACGGTTTTGGTATTTTTATAACTTCTAGTCAAGAAGGCTATCATTCTTCATCGACTGGCAAAGATGACGGCGCTTTAATACATAATACTGTCGGCGCAAGAAAAAGCTTTTATACAAAGAGATTCTTTTCTAGAACAAGCGAGAATTTCTTCCTAAGGCCAGTTATCGAAGCGCGCTGGGATTCTCGCGTGACTGACGACAGAGGTAATTTCTATGCTAGTTCTTCTGTAGCCTCAGCCCAGGATAACATAAATAATTTATATTTATACAATTATATACGCGGTACATTAAAAGATATTCCTAAAACTGGTACTGAGACTATATCAGTAAAATTATATGAGTCTAGCGACGGCGCCCCAGATGGTTCGGTCTTAGCAACTTGGACTGCATCGAAGGTTAGTACCGGAGTATATAAAGCTTCCGGCGTTATTGATACTGCTTTAACAACTTTAAATGATGTTTGGGTTGGTAGTATTGGCGGGGAATACAAAACCGGGTCTGTCACAGTTAAAGATTTTAATGATACGTGCGTGCGCACCGCAAATGATTATTTCCAGTATACAACAAAAATTACTAATCTAAAATCTGCTTATAGGAAAAATGAAAAAGCCAAATTTAGAGTTTTCGCTCGTCCTAGAAATTTCAGTCCAACAATATACACAGTTGCTTCGACTGATATTGAAAAGACGATAATACCAAGTGCTTCATACGAAATTCTTAGAACTATTGACCAAAAAGTGGTAATTAACAATTCTACTGGCAGTAACGATTATGAGACTTATTTGTCATATGATAATTCTGGTAGTTATTTTGATTTAGATTTGTCCATGCTGCAGTCTGATTATATGTATACGATTAAGCTTTTTTATCATATATCTGGAGACTGGAGAGAACAGGAAGATACATTTAAATTTAGAGTTGAAGATAATTAATTATATAGTTGGGCTAATTTATGGGCGTTAAAGATCTATTTGATAAAGGACTTTCTTTAAAATCTCTTAAAAATAAAACCAGAGATAGTTTTAGAGAAGATCTAGAGTCTGCGAGATATGTTGAAGCATATACAAAATATAAGCAGCGTTATATACCAGATACTGATTTTACAACTGCTTCGAGTTTTGCACACTTCGGCCTAGCAGAACTTTATTATGAATCTGCAATTCAAAGAATCTACCAAACTTATCCGTATGATGGCTCTTTGGCTGAGAAATTAGAGTGGCATAATAATAGTACGTACGTAGATCTTTTTATATTTGAGAATGAATATCCGCGAACGAATGGTTTTGTAACTTTTAATAGTAGTTCTCATACTTATACTTCTACAAGCCATGCCGGTATATATAGCAGTAGTGCGCCACAATATATTTATTTTACTGGTGGGCCACATGCTGATCCTGGCGGTGATTATACTAGTGATTTTTCTGCTGGCCCATCAAAAAAGGGCATTTCTAAAGCAAATATATATCATGCAGGAAGCCAAAGAACAAACAATCTTGAAATAGATCCAGTTAAAGGTTTAACAATTGAATTTTGGATGAAGAAAGATGGCTGGGCGACTCCACCCGACGGCGATCCCGCCGCTGAGTACATATTTAATATTTCTTCTACCGGATCTTCTGGTGACACTTATGGAAATTTAGCTATATACACTCGAAAGACTTTTCCAACAGAATTAATTTTTGTAGTCGTATCAGGATCTGTACTCACCTCTGTCACCGCGGAAACTGGAATTACTGAGGGTCCAGAAGGCGGATTAGCAGATTCAAAATGGCATCATTATGCGTTTGCGCTAAAAAGACATAATGCCAACAACGTGACAAATTTTTATGTTGACGGAGCACACAAATCACAGCATGTTGATACATCGCCAGCCAATGCTATTGACGGAACTCTTATAGCTAGTATAGGGGCCCTAGCTGGCCCCCGCGGAAAAGATACTCCAGCACAAGGCCGCGGCTGGGGAAACATCACCTCTACCTCTTTTGACGAATTTAGATATTGGAAAGCAGAAAGAACTGCGCAGCAAATTGGTCGACATTTTAGAGATCAAGTTGGCGGTGGGACTAATACTGATGACATAAAATACGACGATGTCTCTAATTTCGTTGATTTGGGTGTATATTATAAGTTTAACGAAGGAATCACAGGAAATTCTACGACCGACGCCACAATATTAGATTATTCAGGGCGCATTTCCAACGGCACATTTATAAATTATGATTCTGCTACTTCTAGGAATACAGGATCAGCTATTGTTTTAGCTTCCGCGGCAAGTAAAGAATTTAAAGATCCGATTATTTATTCTGATCACCCAAGCGTGTCAGCCTTCTTAACTGCAAAAAAACTAAGCGGGTCAATGCATGATTTCAACAATCCTTCTTCACTTTATCGCTCTCTTCCGGGCTGGATTTTAGAGGAAGATGAAGAGAAATCTAATCATTTAAAATACTTGACTCAAATAATGGCCAGTTTTTTTGATGATTTATACATACAGATACAAAATTTACCTAAACTAAAAAATATAAATTTTCCATTTGACAAAAATTACGAAAAAGCGTTACCGTTCGCAGATAGACTTTTATCTAGCCATGGCTACAACGCCCCAGAGATATTTGCTGATGCATCGGCTTTAGCTCAATTTTTACAGCGTGATGAAAAGAAACTTTTTGAAAAGAAATTATATGATATAAAAAATACAATTTATCAAAATATCTATAATAATTTAAGCTATATACAGAAATCAAAAGGTACTCTTAAGTCTTTACGCAACTTTTTAAGATGTTTCGGCGTTGGGGAAGAATTAATAAAACTCAATATATACGCCAGTGGCGAGACTTACGAGTTAAAAGATAATTTTACTAATACTGCTCTTAGAAAAAAATATTTAGATTTTGATGACCCAGAAACAAGAAGGGCAGATACAGGATATTACACAAATTCTTATACTGCAACAGCATACCAGTATTATGATCCCAGTGATTCTAATTCAATTTCGTATATACCTGGATTAACGGGAAGCATGCTCTCCGGCGCCGCAATGACGTTGGAGGCAGAGATATTTTTCCCAAAAAGATTTTTGAATGATGACATTAATAATACACATTTTCCGGGTTCCAAAGCTTCTCTCTTTGGAATTCATGCATGTTTGGCTGATAATGAAGACCTTTCTTTCGCTAGCGACGATACTATTAATTTCAACATAGCCGCAGACAAAACTAACACTGGAGATGTTAGAGACGCAAGATTTATACTTGAATCGACTAATAATTCTGCATCAGATATCTTCAGCACCATTAAAAGCCCAAACGCCATATCGGGCACATATGATAATGAAAAATGGACTTTAGCGTTTAGGCTTAAACCACATAAATATCCGCTGGCTAATTTTGCTTCTGGTAGTCTAAAGATGGCTTCAGGCGCCCCCGAGCTAGGTGCTGAATATATCTACGAATTATGTGGCGCTAGCTATGCTTCTAATATATTGCAGGATGAATTTTATGTAAGTGGCACTATTAGTTACGCGAATGCAGAAAAATTCTTCACACAGCCAAAGAGAATTTTTGCTGGCGCCAATAGAACTAATTTTACTGGCGACGTTATAAGACATTCTGATGTAAAGATCTCATCAGTAAGATGCTGGCTAGATTACCTACCAAATGAGGTCATCCGCGCGCATGCAAAAAATGCCAATACATATGGTACCTTAAACCCTTATAAAAATAGCAATTTTGCGTTAAATTATGAAAATCTATTCGATGTTCGCATACCGGAAATAGAGACTTTAATGCTAAATTGGACAATGGACAACGTTACTGGATCCGATGCTTCAGGCCGCTTCTTGATCGAAGATTATACTTCCGGATCTGTTTCGGATAGAAACATAAAAAGATACAAGTGGCCAACTGATGTTTTAAAATATAACTATACGGGCCGCGGCGACTACTTCATATCCGGTTCAACCTATCGCGATCAAGCTGTCGATATCGAGTTTGTACAGACTGCAAAACAAAAATTACCAGAAGTTGTTAACAGCGATGACATGGTAAAAATCTTGAATAAGCAAGACGATATTGTCTTTACGAGGGATACCACATATATACAGCATTTTCTATCAGTAGAAAAAAGTATGTACCAAACAATATCGGAAGAGATGTTGAGGCTTTTTGCTACAATTATCGGGTTCAACAACTTAATCGGAGATCCTGTTAATCGATATAGGCCGGATTACAAGGACATGGAAAAACTTAGAGATTTGTTTTTCGATAAAGTCGAAAATGAACCTGATTTAGACAAATTTCTCGATTATTATAGGTGGATTGACGACGCCGTAACAATGATGATTTACCAGTTAGTACCAGCGTCTGCTAATACCAGTAAATTGTTAAGAAATATGGTCGAAAGTCATATTCTAGAGCGCAATAAGTACTGCATGAAGTTTCCTACACTAGAGGTTAAACAACCTGATCTTATAGGCAATTTTGTAGGTGTTAATGAACTTAAATATAATTGGAAATTTGGGCATGCCCCACTTCCATCTTCTCCTCTGCCTCAAGACGAAAAATGTTTTTGGTGGAAAGAGAGGGCTGAAAGAGGTGGCCATTTAGCTTCTGGCGTGGCTAGTGTCGATAACGAAAGAGAAGAATTATTAAAAATTGCCATTACAGAAGTATCCGGCACCAAGCCAACCCTTCAAACATTTGGCGGCGTAAAATATAAAGATAGTTATTACCGATATAGAAAATTTGGGAAGCCAACAGTTCTGGAAGCGAATAGATCACTTAAATTTTTGGGTGGGTCAAATCCTGAATATAACAATATAAATGATTTTTACAGAGGTGTCATAAAATGGGGCAGTGATGACGATTTTATCTACATTGATCTTGACAACGAAATAAACGAAGTTGTTTGTAACGACGCATACACACCACCGGAATTAAACAAGAAAATATTTAATATTAATGCGCTTACCATGCGCGCCGGAGAGACAACTGGATCGAATGCATTTGGCACTGGTGCTGAGCAAGTCGACACTTTGGCTGATTTTACCGGTAAAACCAAGGCCAGATTACTTTTGCCATTTAGTATTTATACTTCGTCTATTGATACCGGATATCAGTCCTTATATGCGGATCAGTTTAAAATTAATTTTGCGAACTTGCACGATGATAAATACGGATCTTCATACGAAGTGCCGATGCAAAGTCCGTTTACTGAAAAAAATGTTGGAGGGATGCAATTTCGACATACAGATTTAAACCGACACGATTCTATTACAAACAAGAATAATATTAACAATCTTGATGCTCCGTTAACAAGGCCAGAAGGTTGGCATTTACAAGAATTTTTAAATAAAGAAACTGGTTACGGGCGTATAATTAACGAGTACTTTACTAACGCAACCTCGACAGCGACAACCTCAACAACAATTTTAAATTTACCCCTTGGTTCTACAACTGACGACCCCGGAGAAGAAGAATACTGGAGAAATGGTGTCGCCGCAGATAATGAGTGGACATTCTTGGAAGGTTCAACACCAACAGCCGGCACCGGCCCAAGCTCTGGTAATTATGCATATTGTGAAGTCTTACCATCTAAAGTTGGTCAGACATTTGGCTTAGTAACTCCACTCATAGACATGCTTGATAATGATAGCGAAATTAGATTAAATTTTAGATATCATATGTTTGGTTTACATATGGGTAATTTAAAAGTACAGCTCTGCACAGATAGAGATTTTGCTTCTGGAATAGAAGACGTATTAATAATTTCAGGCCAGCAGCATATTTCTGCTGGATCTTCCTTGGAGGGCTCCACGGCCCTTATTGATAGCGCCGGCACGTCTTCACCTTCTGGTTTCGGCATCTCTGGCACAGGTACCTTGGCGAATTTTAAAAATAAAAGATTTTATGTTAGGTTTTTATATACTGCCGGTATTACTCATTTAGGTGATTGTGCGATTGATACAGTACAAATTTACAAAAGCGATGCCGCTTTTACGCCCGGCTATAACCAGAACTCATTTAAACTTCTCCACCCAACTTATGACAACCATCATCGTCCATTTGCGACACTTAGCCGCGAGGAGTTTGCAAAACGTCCAGTTAATATTAGAAATATTCAAACAACAGGATCTTCGCCAACAAGAGCTGGAAATTTCTTAGAAAGATATGAGTATGTTAGCACTATGAGTCCTGAATCAAATGATCCTTGGCTTACTAAATTTTCTGATCAAGTAGTTAGTTCGGTTGCTGAAAATAATTTTATTTCCAGCATAGCTCAAATACTAACATCTTCTGCAGCGTCTATTGAGTTTGGCGCCGGCGATGGTCTCGGGCCTAGAACAGACAACGCTTTGGATTTTACATTGCCCAACAGATCTTTTATCTCTGGTACTATAGAGGAAAATAAGTATGCTGTTAAAAATAGAACTAGATTTAAATATAGATTCAGCTCTCCTGGAAGTCATGACGTTTTGTCTCGCGGCTATCTAGACCCAGCTCATGAGACTTATTCTGTATACAACGCGATGCCATGGCGAAATAGTTGGGTCAGAAAAGTGCATAATTCACAGCTGACTCCACATCAGGGGCAGTATGGGGTCAGTACCCACCGCGCAGCTGCTACGGCGTCTGCTGTTAGTATACTTAATCTTGCCAGTCATGCTATTAGCGATCAAGTTAATATAACTGTTCCTTTGCATACCGGAGGAAATGGCCAAACTTATACAATCATGTTTGAAGCTGTTGACGCAACCGGCGACTGGTCGGCAAGCGCCTATCGACTAGTCGTTGGTGAGAGCACTGGTCCGAGTGATGGAACCGTAGCGGAAACATTAGTTGATATGATTAACGGATATACTGGCACTGGTAACGGCACATACGGTCATGATTTTGCTGCGTCAGGCGACGTCGCCGGAGTTGGAATCCCTGGTGTTACTGCGACCTTACAGGGAACTACAGGTATTACTTTAGCTGCTAATAATCCTGGATCTGCGGGAAATAGTATTATTGTTACAAATGTTGCGGGAGATATATCAAGCGGCGAATTGACAGGCGGACACGATTCTACCGCAAGAGTATATGGCTCAGAATCAGCTGCGTTGATCAATACTGGTGATTATACAGTTACCGGTGATGCTTCTGCGCAGAAATTTCATAGAAACAACACTGAAAGGATAGAGTATCATGGGGATTACGCCACTTCTCCAAATGCAACTTTCCTCACAGCGTCGTTATTTGACAACGCATATGTTTCGCATATGATACCAAGAACAGATAATCAAACAAGATGGATAACAGCATCGTTAATTTAAGATATAATCTAATTATATTACAGGAATGAGGTAAAAAATGGCAATAAGTGGATCATTAAATTTTTTGAGCGCTAGTATCGTAGGCAGCTATATAATCTCTGGCGATCGATACTATGGTCGTGATACTTTGGCCGCGGCAAGCGCTGAATTTATACCTAATGACTTTGTTGGTTTAAATATGAATATTTACGAACCAATAACAGCCAGCACTAATACTTTAGGATACCCGAATTTAACAGCTGAATCGACTACAGATTTTAATTTTCGAGGTGGGCTAGTCGACAAATTATCTACAACATATGTTGGGATCCCTAAAATTTTAAATGGCATATTGACTAATCGCAATGGCCCATACCAACATCCCTCGTGGAAACAATATCGCGGTTGGCAGCATCCTGTTGCAAGATCTATGCGGCTAAATAATACAATGTCGATTGATATAAGACAGCCTAGAAAAGATTTAAGTCTGACTGACAAAAATTGGCTACAGAAATCGCAGCGTTTAGAAAAAACAAAATATGGCCATGGCTATTACCATAATCTCCGCTTTCCACGTGGACCCAAATTAAGACATTATTATGAACCATCTGTAATATCCAAACATCACCCTTATATATACGAAATAATGTATAATACTGACGTCAACACCGCAGAGATAGCAACGGCGCGCCAAACCTTAACGAACCAGATGATGTTTTTTACTGAAAAAAAACTCAATGAATATCTGAAAATAGGTTCGATCAACCCAAGTACTGCTAGCGCCAACTCGTATCCGAAGCAGGGATTATATAGCGCCGTGTGGACTGCTGGAATGCTAGGCGCAAGTAGATATAGGTATACTGAGACTATTTTTCCTCGCGTTGCTAGTACATACAGGCCATTCAAACTAGTAAAGCCAAATTATGAAGAAGTTTCGGGAGTAGGAAGTAACGGATACGATAGAGCGATTAATAGAAGTTTTTGGAGATCATCCCAGGGTGGATTCGCCAGCGAGGCTACCTCTTCGGCTCATTCTAGATTAAGAGGGGGGTGCTCTTTGGCCCTGGGCGGGGAAGGAAGAGAACCAACGGCGCTGAATTCACAAGAATATACACAAAAACACGGCATGCCGAACTTAGCAATATCAACGCCGGCTTCAAGAAAAGTTTTTGGAGGAAACCAGTACCCAGATGCCGACGACCCAAACCCAAATCTAGATTCAGACCTTCCGGGTACCGGACATTGGCACAGAAATATTGATTTCATCACAAATGGTATTGTAGCGAATGCAGTCAACACTTTGACTGGCGGAGTCGATGCATACGGAAACGCTTCCTCGCAGCCATATGGCGGTTTCGTACAACTAGAATCATATCAACCATACAACATATCTTTGGCCAGCATGTGGCCACTGGATCCAAGGGAAGACGCACATTCCCAAGCGGTCCTTCGAGCAGCAGGTTCT